ATGACGACGTCTGAGCGTTTATTCGTAGGAGGTGCGCTGTTTATCGTCCTGATTTTGATTGGGATGATGGGTAAGATGGACCTGGATGATGAGATCGCAGAGCAGGAGTTTTACTGCGAGCAAGTCCTGGCTGGGCATTGGCCTGATTACAAGCATATTGCCGACGAGGTCTGTGATGCTTCGTGAGACCAAACAAGATCTCATTAATGAGGCGATGGTCCTGGATCACTTCGGGGCCAAGTACAGCGCCAAGTGGACAAAGCTAGGCAACGGCGCAAAGTACCGAATCGATGCTGCTTTTCACCGAGATAACAAGGTCGTGGCCTGGGCTGAGGTCAAGGTTTACAAAACCAAGTCGCCCTATCTAGGCGTCAACGTGCCTAAGATGATCGAAGGGTGTCAGCTGGCCCTGTTTACGGGTAAGCCGTTTTTTCTGTTCTTTCATCACAACAAGCGATTCGGGATGGTCAAGATATCTGACGGTGAGCAAGTTTTATCCAGTCCGAAGCTGCGGATTGCGGGAGGTACGCCACCAGGGCGAAAGCCGTTAGGTGACGATATAGAGCCAATGTATAAATACAGCGAGCTTGATATCAAATGGGGGTAGTTTATGGAAGGCGATATTCAGTGGCTCGAGGAGGAGTGGGAGATCGCTCTCCAGGCCGCGTACATGATGTCTAAACGATGGAAGGAGGACGCTGCTATCTTGTACGACTTCAGCGTGGTCAAGCTCTCAGAGAACGACGAGCCTCCTATCGAGATCGTTAGATATCAACACCCACTCGACAACATGACAAAGGTAAGATCATGATGGAATACCCGTTTGATTGCCCTATTTGCCATCAGAGATATTGGCGAGAGGAGTCTGTCGTCGAGGATGATCGATTCGACGATAGTGTTTGCTGGAAATGCGCGGAGGAGGAAGAGGTCTCCGAATGACCAGGGACGGGCGGGTTTTGTTTCCTTGCTCCCGCCCATGTTGGCCCCAGGGTTCCACTCCAGGCCCTGGGGTCTTTTTTTATGTACAATAAGCGCATGGAACAGATCGTTCGACTCCTGTGGAGCCCAGTCGCTCCTGGTGAGATGCCGCACGAACCTGGCCTGTATTTGGTAGCGTTCTCTGACGGGACCGTCGAGACATACCCAATGGAGCCAGGGGAGATTTACGACGGCGTAATTCGGTCGGGCAATGCACGGGGCGAATATTGGTCCCTTAACCTGGAGCATCCAGACAATGGGTAAGGTCGGCAAGCCGCCATTTGAGATCACGCCAGAGGTGTGTGAGAAAGCGTATAAATACGCATCGCAAGGCTGCACCAAAAAGCAGATCGCTGAATCCCTGGGCATTAACTACAGCACTCTCAATAAAAAAGAGCATGAATTTGACGAGTTTGCGGAGGCTATAAAAAAGGGCCAGGCCGTCGGAATTACCGAGGTAACGAACAAGCTGTATGAGAAGGCCCTCAATGGCGATACAACGTCGATTCTCTTCTACCTCAAGTGTCGGGCTGGGTGGAGAGAAACAGCCGAGGATCAGACGCAGAAGCCGCCCATCACAGTGAACATCGTAAAGCCTGATGGCATCGATTGAGCCGACAGCCCCTCAGTACAAGTACATGATGACCGAGGCCCGATTCCCTGCGTTTGTCGCTGGGTTCGGAGCTGGTAAGACTGAGGCCGCTATTCTCCGCTGTATCACAGGCCTCCTGGCTAATCCTGGCGTCAATCGTGGGTTCTACGAGCCGACATATGACCTGATCCGAATGATCGCCTGGCCGAGGTTCGAGCAGATACTCACAGAGCTAGAGATACCGTATCGCCTACAGAAGACGCCGCTCAACCAGATTGACGTCGAAGGGTATGGCACTGTGATGTTCAGATCGATGGAGAATCCCAACAGGATCGTCGGGTACGAACACGCCGACGCTGACATCGATGAGCTGGATACGCTCAAGCGAGACGACGCTGCACACGTATGGCGCCAGGTCATGGCAAGGAATCGCCAGAAGAAGCAGGGATTCAACACGATCGGCGTCACGACAACGCCCGAGGGATTCAAGTTCGTATATGAGCAATGGCGGAAGGAGGCGAGACCAGGGTATGAAATCATCCAAGCGCCTACCAGGAGCAATCCACATCTGCCTGATGGTTATATTGATTCACTCCAGAACGCCTACCCTGAGCATCTACTCCAGGCATATCTGGAGGGTCGATTTGTCAATCTCACGTCAGGAACGGTATATACAAGCTATAACCGACACGCTTGTGCGAGTGACGAAGAAATCAGAGAGGGCGAGCCGCTGTTCATTGGCTGTGACTTTAACGTCACCAAACAGGCGGCGACGGTATACGTACAACGCGACGGTGGCCGTACCTGGCATGGCGTCGATGAGCTGGTGAATATGTACGACACGCCCGAGATGGTCAGAATCATCCAGAGCCGTTATGGCGATCACCAGGTGTATATTTATCCTGACGCCAGCGGTAAGAGCCGCAAGACAGTGGACGCGAGCAAGTCAGACATCGCGCTGCTTGAACAAGCTGGCTTCTGGGTTCGCGTGAATAAGCGCAATCCCATGGTGAAGGATCGCATCCTGGCAATGAACGCCGCCCTGGAATCAGGTCGAGTCAAGATCAACGCCGCCAAATGCCCAGTGACAGCTGAATGCCTGGAGCAGCAGGTGTACAAGAACGGCGAGCCAGACAAGTCTAATGGCCGAGACCACCAGAATGACGCGACGACGTATCCGATCGCGTATGAGATGCCAATCGTCAAGCCAGTGGCCCATGTGCCTATCAGGTTCACCCTATGATAAAATCACGATACTCATTACCAGGTGACGCCCATGTCCGTCAGTAATAAACACCCCAATTATGAGCTGTATAAGCCGTCGTGGACTAAGACGCGAGACGCTGTGAGAGGCTCTGTCGCTGTAAAAGACAAGCGGCATACGTATCTCCCAGTGCCAGACGCGGAGAGCCATGACGACGCTATAGGGGCTCAGACAGTTCGATATCGCCAATATCTTAAGCGAGCGCTGTTTACCAACTTCACAGGACGCACCAAGAACGCCCTGGTTGGTGCTGCATTCCGTAAAGAGCCCAAGATCGAAGTACCTACGGGCCTGGAATACCTTATCGATGACGCGAGCGGTGACGGCTTAGGATTGGAGCAACTAGCTAAGGACGAGCTGTCGAACCTGCTTGAAACGGGTCGGACGTTCCTCCTGGTTGATTATCCCCAGGCTGATGCTGACCTATCCCTGGAGGATGTCGCTCGCCTGGATCTTAAGGCGTCAATCATTCCTTACACAGCCGAACAGGTCATCAACTGGTGCACGGATACGATGGCTGGTCGTAAGGTTCTGACGATGGTTGTCCTGGCTGAGGATTACCGATCAGGCGATGACGAGTTTGGGCATGACATGGAGACGCAATATCGCGTCCTACGATTGCGCGAGGATGGTTATACGCAGCAGATCTATCGAGACGAGCAGCCATACTCGGACGAGATTTATCCCAAGAGATCAGACGGGACGGCCTGGGACGTGATTCCTGGCATCTTTGTCGGTAGCAAGAACAACGACTCGACCATCGACGATGCTCCTCTATCGGACATCGCTGACGTCAACATCGCTCACTATCGCAACTCAGCCGATTACGAGGAGAGCTGCTTCATCACAGGACAGCCCACGCTGTTTATTACGCACAGCCTCAACGCTGATGAGTTCTTTGAGGCTAACCCAGAGGGCATTAAGCTGGGATCACGCGCTGGCCATATCCTGGGGGAGACAGGCGGCGCCACTCTGCTACAGCCGCAAGCCAATCAGCTGGTGATGGAAGCCATGCGAGCCAAGGAGCAAGCCATGGTCGCTATTGGCGCTCGTATCATCACTGATCGCGGCAACAACGAAACAGCAGAGGGCGCCAGGATACGGTTCGCGTCTGAGAATAGCGTCCTGGGCGATATTGTGGGCAACCTATCAAATGCTCTGGAGCAATGCGTCATGTGGTGCTCTCAGTTCATGGGAACGCCTGACGAGGCAGAGATCGAGATCAATCGTGAGTTCTACGACAAGTCCGTCGATCCGCAGCTCATCATGTCGATGGTCACACTCATGGATCGCCAGATCATTAGCGACCAGGATATATTTGATCGCCTCAAGGCCGCAGGCATCATCGACGGCACTCGATCCCTAGACGACGTCAAGGAGGAGCTGGGCGATTTACCGCCCGTCTAAGCCATGGCTAAAGATCCACGACTCGAGCGGCATGGCCTGTCAGGCTACAACAAGCCAAAGCGCACACCAAAGCACCCCAAAAAATCTCACGTCGTCCTAGCTAAAGAGGGCAACAAGGTAAAACTGATCCGATTTGGCCAGCAGGGCGTCTCGGGATCGCCAGCACGCCAGGGCGAAAGTAAGGCATCAGCTGCTAGGCGTAAATCATTCAAGGCTCGACACGCCAAGAACATAGCCAAGGGTAAGATGTCGGCGGCTTATTGGGCCAATAAGGAGAAGTGGTAGCAAATAAACCCAGGCCGTGAGGCTATAGCACGTCGTGATGACGTTAGGAGAAGCAAGTGCGATATATACTGATATTGACGGCTCTATTGAGCCAGGCTGTATACGCGGACAGCAAGATTCTCATAAACAAGTCAGACCAGCGGTATGTCGTCATACCAGACTGCCAGGTTCAGGAGGATGTCACGGACATCATGGTCAGACGCTTAAAGGTAGGCGCTGCCATTCACGTAAAGTACGGCAGAAAGCGAGAGCGATGCGCCATTGTTGATGTCTATGAGCTAACGAGCGAGGTGAGTTATGCCAATGGTAAAGGGTAAGAAGTACCCATACACAGCAGAAGGCAAGAAGAAGGCAGCTGCTGCTAAGAAGAAGGCGAAGGCCAAGCCGCGTGTCGGCAAACGATGAGATCCTCAATGCACTGACCAGGCATCAGATATTCGTTCTGAGATATGCGCGTGGGCGTGAAAATCGCGCATCTGATTTTATCTCTGACCTTCTTATGAGCGTCATCGAGCGGCTAGATCAGCCAGGTCTTACACCCTTCGCACGTCAACGCATTATGCAGCAGGGCGGCGATCTTTATCTGTATATGCTGGCCGAGCAAGGCTCGTATAGGGACGAGTTACTCGAGGCGCTCCTGGATTTCGGCCAGTACGAGGCTGAATTTAATGCTGGCGTAATCGGTCAGGTAGGAGTCACAGCAGCAATTCCTACGGCTGGGCAAATATATACAGCGATGAATACCAGCTTGATCGATATCCCTGGCTCTCCAGGTTACTCAATGATTCGTATGCTCCAAGATTTTGATCGGCATACACTGAATCAAGTTGAGCTGCAGATCAGAGAGGCAGCTGTTTTCGGTTATACCAACAAAGAGCTGACCAAAAAGATCCTGGACCTGGAGCCCACATTGGGGCGAGGCGCTGCAACAGTCGCCAGGACAGCGACTAATCACGTATCCAATCAGACGCGAAAGCTCTCAATGCAAGAAAACGACGATGTGATTGAGGGATATGAGTGGGTATCAACGCTCGATTCACGTACGAGCCTGGTGTGTATGGCGCGAGATGGGACGATATATCGAGACTTTGACAAAGATCCGAAGCCGCCAGCTCACTTCAATTGTCGATCAACGATCACGATGGTCGTAAATCCTGAGTATGATCTGGGCCCAGATGGAGGCACCAGGCCGTCAGTAGGCCCTGATGGAGTGAAACAGGTAAAGGCATCGACCACATATGCAGATTGGCTGAAACGGCAACCAACGAGCTTCCAGGACAAGGTTCTCGGGCCAGCTAGGGCCAAGCTATTTAGGGAGGGCAATATCACCCTGGATAAGTTTATTGATGAGCAAGGCCGCCCGATTACACTCGATCAGCTGCGTGGAGTGGATAAGCAATTTGCGCCAATAATTCAGCAGCAAGCCACGGCAAGCTCCGACCCTGATGATTTCGCATTCACGACGCCAGCCAAGCCGATTGGCGATATCAATCCCAGAAGAATGGAAGAGATCCAACTAATCAGCGCCATCAGAGCAAAAGCACGACTAGAGGCGTGGGCAAAAAACAATGCACAAGATGAAAGGCATTGGGCTTATTCCAGGTTTAGGGGCCGCACTCAGGGCGCCAAGTTTGAGCAGCTCGGTTTATTCGATGAGGACACCCTGGTCGCACTCGAGGCGTGTCTCGATGACATGGATCGGCTTTGTGATGCTTTCAATGTGCCCAGGCTCCAGGGGTTCGTCAAAACTGGGGGTCGTGCTAACGCAAGCATGGGTGACGCGATCATGGCAATCAACCCGATTACAATGGGTGCGCGTGTAAAGGGATTGACTAAGGGAGAGCGTCGAAACAGAGATCAATCGAAGCTGAGTACCTGGACAAACGAAGGCGGCACGTATTGGTTTCGAGGTCGGCCCTGGTCGGTAAAGGATTACCAAGACAACGATTTTGACCAGTTCAGATCGACCATATTTCACGAGCTGGGCCACCACATACACCAGATGTACGGCGCCAAAATGGATGTTCAGTATGGCCGTCGAGTGCTTCCGCCTGTGGAAAAGCTATTCCGTAACGGTAAATATTCGGGTAAGAAACGGAAATCAGCGTCAGAGTATGGCGATACGGATTACGAGGAGTGGTTCGCGGAAAACTTTTCTCTGTATTTCTTAGGTCGACGGGATAAGGCTGACCAGCTTTTCATCGATTTGATAGAGAAACTCCTGGAGGGAGCATATGGATAGAGATGACGCCTGGATGGCGATCACTAAAATCACGAACAAGCGCAATGTGACCAAGGCTGATATCGCTGAGGTTAGGCGTTTAATGGCGTTTTTGCCTGAAGAGCAACAGGCAGATCTCGAGGAGGCGTTATTCCTCCTGGAAAAATCAAAGTAACGCGGCAGAGCCGCACCAACCACCAGAGGTGAAAATATGGAAATCGAAGGTATCGAGCTAAACGAAGAGCAGAAGGCGGCGATCGAGGCGCAACTGCAAAGCATGGTCGAGCAACAGGTCGCTGGTCTCAAGAGCAAGAATGACCAGCTCCTGGCTGAGAAAAAGGCCAAGCAACGTGAGGCCGAGGAGGCGCAAGAAGTAGCCAGGCAACAAGCCGAGGAAAAGGCGAAGGCCGAGAACGACTATAAACAGCTGTTTGAGGCTCAGAAGTCTGAGGCTGACAGATATCGCCAGGAAATGGAGAAAATGCAGCAGGAGCGTATACAGGCGCGCATTGACGCGGAATCTGGTAAACTTGCAAGTGGATTAACCAAGGACGTGGCTAAGGCCGCGCTCTTACAGCAACAAATAGGCCAGAGGCTTGCGTTTGTTGATGGGGAAATCCGAGTGATGGACGACAACGGTCAGCTGACTGTGTCCACACTGAGTGATCTGACAAGCAGCATCAAGGAGCGACTACCGTTCCTGGTTGATGGGAGTCAGGCAGCTGGCGGCGGCGCCGCACGTTCGGAAGGCAGGGCCCAGGAACGATCAACAGAAGTAAGCAGGGCCGAATTCGACGCAATGAATCACCAGCAGCGGGCTGAGTTCTTTGCATCGGGCGGTCAACTTTTCGATGATTAAGGAGGCCGACAATGGCTAACGTACTTACAGACCTAGCAGCGGACATTTATAAAGCTGCCGATGTCGTGGGCAGGGAGCTCGTCGGCTTCATCCCCGCGTCAACCATCAACGCAAACGGCTCAGAGCGAGCAGCAAAGGGCGACGTCGTTCGTGCTTCATTCACTCGCGCCGCGACAGCTGTCGATGTAACCGAGGCGATGACTATCCCCGAGGGCACCGATCAGACTGTCGACAACAAGACACTGAGCATCACAAACGCTCGCGCAGTTCAGATCCCATACACAGGTGAGGATATACGTCACCTGAACAATGGTATCGGCTTCGAGACTGTTTACGGTGATCAGATCAAGCAAGCTATGCGAACGCTCTGCAACGAGATCGAAGCTGACCTAGGCGAAGCAGCTGGTACTGCAACTCCTGCGGGCACAGTGGGCACTGGTGGCACTACGCCATTCGCGTCTAATTTCGACCTGATCGCAGACATCCGCAAGGAGCTCGTCGACAATGGTATGCCAACAAACGACGGTCAGGTTTCTCTGATCATCGATACAGCGGCTGGTGCTAACCTTCGCAACCTGGCAAACCTCCAGACAGCTAACACTGCTGGTGGCACTGACTTGCTACGCCAGGGCGTATTGCTTGACCTCCAGGGCATGGCCATGCGTGAGTCAGCTAACGTTTACGCATCAGGCGGCAGCACGTTCAATATCGCTATGCACCGCGCTGCTATGGAGCTTGCAATGCGCGCTCCAGCAGTTCCAAACGGTGGCGATGCGGCTGACGACGCGATTGTGGTTCAAGACCCACATAGCGGCCTCGTATTTGAGGTTCGCTCATATCGCGGATATCGCAAGTCAATGATCGAAGTGGCAGCTTCTTGGGGCGTAAAAGCCTGGAAGCCAGACTTCATCGGTCACTTGTTGGGCTAATACCCAGGGGCCTTCGGGCCCCATTTCTTTTATTGCGAGGAGACTATGACGGCAGAAGTTACTTTGATCATTGAAGACGGTTCGCTCGTTGCGAATGCGAACTCTTATATCACTGTCACTGCCTGGGATACCTGGGCGACAGATCGCGGCATTGCACATAGCCACAGTGACGCCAAGATCAGCCACGCCATACTCCGCGCAATGGACTATTTTGAGTCGCTTCATTTCAAGGGATTGAAGCACACCGAAACGCAAGCTCTGCAATGGCCGCGTGATCGCGTATGGATCGACAGCTATGATGTCGACGCCGACGAGATCCCCAAAGAGGTCAAGAATGCGATGTATGAGCTGACCAAGATCGAGCTGGACGGTGATCTCCCTTTAAATGCCCAGGAGCGCCAGACCGAGTCTGAGCAGATCGGCGACATCAAGGTCGTATACAGCAACACAGCCATGATGAGAAAGCGCACTCCCGCATTTAACTTTGCGGTGCGAAAGCTCGTGCATGGTGTCAACTTCGTGTCACGATCATGAGTTTTAATTACGCTCCATTAGCCACTACGGCTACCAACTTGCTTACAAAGTTCGGCCAGGAGCTGACGTTCACGCGGACGTCAAAAGGATCGTATGACCCAGGGACAGGAACGACGACGGATACCACATCCACGTTCACCAAAAATGGCGTTTTGTTTGACTATCGCGATGCTGACATTGGCGATCAAACTGTATTGGCTGGAGACAGGAGGCTCGTCTCTGAGGCCCATACTTATGAGGTCGGAGACACAGTCTCGATCGGTTCAGACGTTTATCGCGTAATTTCGATCAGCACCAATCAGCCAGGAGATACGGCCCTGGTCAGCGAGCTGCAGATAAGAAAATGAGCAAGACGTTTACAGGTGCGATCAAGGACTTTGCCGAGATGCCTGAGAAGGTAGTCCGAGGAACGCTCATTGGCATGGGCTCAAAGATCATTAAGCGATCGCCAGTGGATACAGGTCGATTCCGCAACAACTGGCAATTCAGCATTGACGCACCAGCAACTGGCAAAGACCCAGGCGGCTCAAATGAGCTGGACCTGGTAAACACAGCGAACAAGATGGTGCCAGGTAACACGTTTTACATGACCAACAACCTGCCATATGCGGAGCGCTTGGAATATGGCTGGTCAGGACAGGCGCCCCAGGGCGTAGTCCGCGTCACACTTGGCGAATACTCCCAGTTTATCGAAATGGCAGCCAAAAAATGACGGTATTTAACGACATCCAGGCAGCGCTCGATACTCAACTGGCCACGATTACAGGTACGCCTATCGCGTTCCCGAATATTCCATACACACCGCAAGCTGGAACAACCTACTTGCGAGCAGCATTCCTACCAGCTGACACGCTCCAGGCATCTTTGGGCGGCTCTGGCAAGGATGAGACCAATGGTATCTACCAGGTCGACGTCGTAGCACCTCGGGGCTCAGGGAGACCGTCAGAGGTAGACACAGTGGCAGATACGTTCAAGCGAGGTACTGTTTTGACGTATAATAGCCAGAGCTTGCGAGTCCGATCCGTATCGATGGGGCCCGCTATTTTGGACGAGGAGTGGTATTTCATACCCGTCTCGATTGACTTCCAGACATATACTGAGGCCAGAACATGACATTCGCTAACGGTGCACAGCACAGCCTACACTATATTGCGGAGACCACGTATGGCACCACGCCGTCGACTCCCGCATTTTCCCCACTTCCACACACAGGGACCACACTCAACGTGTCTAAGGACGCGGTTGAGAGCGAGAAGCTGAGAGGCGATCGCATGGTCGAGGACTTCCGTCACGGCAACAAAACCGTAGGCGGAGAGATCAGCTGTGAGCTGGAGTATGAATCATTCGACGATCTGATCGAGGCGGCCCTATGCGGCACCTGGGCGACAGACGTCCTCAAGGCAGGTACAACTCGCCGATCGTTCTCGATTCAGCGTAAGTTTGGCGACCTGGCCACACCTGAGTTCCACACGTACAAGGGTTGCGAGGTTAACTCGATGGCTTTGTCGGTATCTCCTAACGCCATGGTCGGGTGCACATTCGGCGTCGTGGGCAAGGATCTAGCATTGGCCACATCAGCGATCACTGGCTCCACATTCGGAGCTGACGCTGGCATGGTGCCATTTGATTCGTTCACAGGCTCAATCAGTGAAGGCGGTACGTCAATCGCAACCGTCACATCTGTCGAGTTCACCCTGGAGAACGGCATCGAGCCATTGTTCTCGGTAGGCAGCCAGACCACCAATCGCCCATCAATCGGTCGATCACGAGTGACTGGTACGCTCACCACGTACTTTGCCAGCAAGACTTTATATGAGAAGTTCTTAAATGAGACATCATCGAGCATCACGCTGACGCTGACCGATCTGGACGGCAACAGCTACGAGTTCGATTTCTCGAATGTGAAGTACAACAGCGGCCAGCCTGACGTATCGGGTGAGGGTGCGGTGACTATTGCGATGGACTTTGTGGCTCTGTACGACAGCACAGACGACTCACAGATCAAAATCACTCGCACTGACGCCTAATGGACTTTGCACAATTAGCCACAGCCCAGGCTCACGCCGAGGGTGCTGAGTGCAATATCAAAAACCCACTCAACGGAGAGGCCACAGATGTGTTTATCACGATCATGGGCGCCGACTCCCGCGAGTGGCGTTCCGCCAAGAAGTCACAGACGTCTCAGATACTGAAGGCGAAAAGCCAGGGCAAAGAAGACAGCCTTGATTTCGACAAGATGGATGTCGATGCTCTGGTTTCTGTCACCCTGGATTGGCGCGGTATTGTTAAGGATGGCGAGGAGTATGAGTTCAACAAGAAGAACGCCCGCGATCTTTACCAGGACGCCCCTGGCGTAGTCACACAGCTTCTCGAGTTCCTGGGTAATGGCGAAAATTTTATAAGCGGCTGACCGACGAGTTCGTGGCGTTTGGTCGGTGGTGTATGTGGATACATAGCATCCCTGATGGCTCTGACATCAGCCGATTTGAAACGCTGAAGCAGGTCGAGAAAACGACGGGCGTCACGCCGCCAGATCTCCTATCAGCACCGAAACTAAGCGCGGATCATGACGACGCTTGGGAGGCGTACACGTCGATGCCGACTCACTCATATGTGGAAATAGCAGCATATGAACAGCTCACGGGTGTAAAATTGGACCCCTGGGAAGTCAGCGCGATTATAACGCTGAGTAAACATCGAGGAGCGCCACCAGTATGGCCACTGAAGTCGGATCATTAACGCTAAAAGTAGAAACGGGTGACGTTAAAAAGGCCAAGGATGACCTTGATAAATTAGCGCAATCGGCAGCACAGACGGAAAAAGAGATCGAGGATCTCGAAAAAGCCGCTGCAGATGCTGCTGGCCCACTTAAAAAGATGCCAGAAGGCGCAAAGAAGCCTCTCGGAGACCTTCCAAAGCCTGCTAATGACTCGGGCAACAGCTTTGACCTAATGGGTCGCAAGGCTGGAATGGCTGGCATACAGATCGAACAGCTGGTCGGTCAGGTCGCTGCAGGTCAAAACCCACTCAGAGCATTAGGCGTACAGGCTGCTGACTTGGGCTTCATTCTCGGCGTCCCATTGGTCGGTGCTGCCATAGGTGTCACGGCAGCGATTGCCAGCACGATCCCTGCATTCCTTGGGATGGGAAGATCTATAGACGACCTCAAGGAGTCATTGCGCGACTTCAACCAAATCATGTCGATAAACGCTGTCACAGCAGCGTATAAGCTCGACCAGGCGTTTATTGATCTAGCCGAAACAAGCAGAGACCTGGCTGAAGCAAAACTCAACAATCAGCTGTCTCTCGCATTGCTAGACATTGGCACGACTAGCGAAATCGTTAAGCAATCCGTAAAAGCGATGTCGACAGAGTTCGACGCTACTGGGTCGTCAGCGTCTAATTTTGGCTCTAATCTTGGCAAGGTAGCATCAACAGCAGCCAAGTTCGGCATCCCCGTCGATAGGGTAAGGGAGTTCCAGGGCGTACTCGAGGACGTCGGAAATGGCGCGGAAGGCGCAGCAGCTGCATTTAGCGCCCTCGTCACGGAGTTTGAAAGTACAGGCCAGACCACGCAGGAGTTCCGAGAGCTTGCAGCCGCTGTAATTGAGTCAATCGAGGCTCAAGATGGTGCCCAGAGTAAAGCTGCCGCACTAGGTCATGCCTTGCAGAATCTCGATGAGGCGATTGCTGGCGCTAAAAGCGAGTCATCAGAATACGCTGCATCGACCGAGGGTATGCTCGCTGCAATGGAGGCAGAGGCATACCAGGCTGGCAAGACAGCCAAAGAGATTGCGTTACTGGCAGTAGTAAGGCAGGGCGAAAAAGAAGGGCTCGGACCTGATCAGCTGGCCGATTTGTACGCTAGAGCGGACGCATTGTACGACGAAGCGGAAGCAGCGAGGGCAGTTACCAAAGCCAAAGCCGACGCAGATAGACAAGCAAAGACAGAAGCGAAAGCAAAAGAGCGATCTGCTCAAAAGACACTCGAAATGATTATGTCGATGAATGACACAGAGATCGAGGCACTAGAACGAAAGGAGACGACACAGCTTGAAATGCTCAAAGAAAGGCTCGAGGCTGGAAAGATCGCAGAGGAAGAATACCAGGCTGCAGTCACTGAGATCGCGGAACACGGGGCTGCACGTCGTGCTGAAATCTCAGCGAAGGAAGCGACTGATCGAGGTCAGGGATCACTCGAGCTGACTGACGCTCTGATCAATATGGAGAATCTCCTATTCGATCACAAGGACAAGAAGTCCAAGGCGGCCCTACGCATCGGCGTCAACCTGGCAAACGCGGAGAAGCGCGAAAACGCCAAGAAAATCATGTCGGACGCATACAGCGCCGCGATGTCCGCATATAAGTCACTCGCTGGGATACCCTTTATCGGGCCCGCATTAGGCGCTGCTGCGGCGGCGGCTATCCTGGCCACTGGGGCACAGTACGCGACACAATCTCTCGCAGGACGCGCTTTAGGCGGTCAGGTACGCCCTGGAGAGTCTTATATGGTCGGAGAGCGTGGGCCAGAGATCCTGACCATGGGAAGCAATGGCGGATCGATTACGCCCAACGAGGCTATCCGAAACGAATCACAGCAGACGGTCAACAAGACGGCGAACGTCTCATTCAACATACAAGCAAACGACACCCAGGGATTCGATGAATTACTCGTACAGCGCCGAGGTCTGATCATCAGCGTCATCAATGAGGCCCTGAATGACCAAGGGAGGGCATCACTGGCATGAGTTACCCAACAGATCCAGAATTCTCACGGGTGGCCGTCACCTCCAGGCACTCCGTAGTTCGCTCTGAGGCGAGAAACGGACGCACCCAGGTAAGATCACTAGGCTCACAGCGATGGGCGCTCACGGGCCGTTATAACGACCTTACGCGGGCGCAGTTCGCTCCTGTCTTTGCTTTTGTTATGGCGCAAGAGGGTGGCGTCGAGGATTTCACGATTGTGCCGCCAGTGGTCAGTGACACAAGCGGAACCAGGACAGGCACGACTCAATCACTCGGAGCGCATAGCATCGGCGACACGACCATCAGCGTGGACGGCGGATCAGGCACACTCAAGGCGGGTGACTTCATTAAGTTCGCCAGTCACGACAAGGTGTATATGATTACAGCTGACCTCACCACAGCGACAGGCAGCCTAAGTATTCAGCCAGGACTGATTTCGGCGATACCTGACAATGACGCGATCACATATAACAACGTACCATTTACCGTACGTCTCGAAAATGACGTCCAGCAATGGGCGCTCTCGGGTTATGATAGGTACAACTTTGAGATTGATTTCATTGAGGTGCTCTGATGCCACGCGGCCTAAATTCCACGCTAAAAACAGAGCTGGCAAAGGACAGCTTCCGATTATGTAACCTGGTATTCATTGACGTCGGTTCGGGCATTCGCCTGACTGATTACGCGCATGATGTGGTCGATGGCTCAAATACATATTCAGTCAGTGATCACGTTCTTAATATCGGAGAGCCCAAGGAGTCCAGGGAGCTTCGAGTCAATACCATGTCCCTGTCGCTTTCTGGCGTGGAGCAGACGTATATATCGCTGTTTCTGAGCAATGACTACGTTAACAGGCAGATTTTAATCCAGAAGGCCGCTATCAGCGCCGCTGGCGCGATCGTTGGCTCGCCCTTTGTAGCATTTGATGGTCGATTGACTCGATTCGAGGTGACTGAGCGACGTGATTCCTCTGAGATAATCGTCGAGGCCGCCAGCCATTGGGCTGACTTCGATAAGAAATCAGGGCGCCTGACCAACAACAACTCTCAGCAGCAGTATTTCCCTGGCGATGTCGGGTTCGAATATGCCGCAAACACAGTACGCGACTTAAAGTGGGGCCGTAAATAATGGGATTCTTTTCTAGCATCATTAAGGGAATTACTGGCCTCCTGGGCGATATCGTCGGCTTCTTAATTGGCGTCGACTTTGACGACTTTGACGACCAGGCCCAGGGCGCCCTTGTAAACAAGCAGAGCAACATCGATCCGATCCCTGTCGTTTACGGCAAGCGTAAGGTCGGCGGCGTTCGCGTGTTTGTTTCGACTGGTGGCGGCAAGAAAAACGAATACCTGTACATGGCGATCGTCTTATCTGAGGGCAACATCGAAGCTATCGATCAGATATACGTCAACGACAAACTGCACACCCATTCAGACTATAGCGGCTTAATCTCTGTCGACAAGAAGCTAGGCGGCGATAACCAGGGATACTCCAGCCTGTTATCTGGCGCTGACGACTCCTGGGGAACCAACCACAGGCTGAGAGGTGTCGCGTACCTGGCGATCCGTATTAAGTACGACCAGGACGTATTTGGCGGCATCCCAGAGATTCAGTGTGTCATTAGAGGCCGCAGGGTATACGACCCACGCACATCAAGTACAGGTTATAGCACCAACCCAGCTCTGTGTTTGCGCGACTACCTAACGAATAGTCGATACGGTAAGGGTCTTCCTACTAGCGCCATCGACGACACCAAATTTATCGCGGCTGCTAACGAATACGACGGCACAGAGACGCCATATACTGGCGGAGCGGCTATCACCTGGATTGAGTGCAACGCTCGCCTGGACGCTGGCAAGACTGTGTTTGATAACGTCAAAGAGATGCTCCAGGGTATGCGCGGCCTTCTACCGTATACTGATGGCAAGTATGGGCTGATCGTTGATAAGTCTGAGACCAGCTCATTCGATCTGACGACCGACAATATTCTGTCAGATATAACCGTCACTGACGCGGGCAAGGGCAAGCGATTTAACAGAGTGATCGCCAAGTTTCCCAATCCAGCCGCTAACTGGCAGATGGACTCGGTCACATATCCAGAGAAATCGACTGACTCGAACAGTGATTTCGTGACGTTCCTGGCTGAGGACAACGGCGAGGAGCTGATACGCGAGATAAATCTCAACACGATCACAAATTTGTACCAGGCCAGAGAGATGGCCAGGATCGTCTGCGAGGCATCCAGAAGAAATACCCGATCGGTAACGCTGACAGCCACGTCAGAGGCCATGGATATCGCTGTGGGCGACGTTGTGCGATTAGAGCAGCCGAGCCTAGGGTGGACAGGAGCGGCCCGTCAGCTCATGCGTGTGGTCTCTACGCGCATCAAAGATAATGGCGAGGTCGATCTATCGCTGATCGAGTATAACGACATATACAGCTGGGTGACTGGCTCAGAAGAAAACGATAACCAGGACACTACGCTACCTGATCCGTTTGGCATTGAGGCGCCTACCGTACCAGCTACTACTGAGCAGTCGTCTCTGGGACCAGATGGCACCGTCCAGCCGTCTGTCTCATTCTCCTGGACAGAGGCCGATGATGCGTTTGTTAGCGATTATGAGGTTCAATGGAAGCTCACCAGCGCGTCCGATTATACGAATTTCGCCAGGACGTCAGAGTCATCTGTTGAGCTGTTTGGCCTGGACGTCGGTTCTGAGTACACGTTCCGCGTCCGATCACTAAATACGCTCGGTGTCCGCAGCGACTTTATAACGACGACGCGAACGCTCCAGGGCGATACAACACCTCCAGGAGCCATTACTCTCGGAGCAATTACAGGCGGCGTTCGATCAATCATTGTCGAGTGGACCAACCCCACGGACTTGGACTATGCGTTCACAGAGGTGCACGTCACAAGCACAAACACGACACCAGCGACCAACGCATCACCAACGGCCAAGGTAGCGGGCGAGGAGTATGTCTATCAGCAGCCATCTGGCACTGACGGCGTAGTCACAAAATACTTTTTCCTGCGCCCTGTGGACTTTTCAGGCAATAAGGGGAGCTATACAGGCACCAGCGGCAACTCAGGCTCGAGCGTCCAGGCTGACTCTGGCGATATTGCTGACGGCGCAGTGGATACCACAGAGATCGCCGATAACGCTGTCACGATTACTAAGATTGCCGACACTTTGCAGTCAACCGATTACAGCCAGGGCGTAGCAGGCTGGAAGCTGACAACCGATGGCACGTTTGAGGCTGCGGATGCGCTGTTCCGTGGCAATGTGACGGCGGAAACTATTACGGTGAACGACTCCCTGGTCGTGTTAGGGCCACTGGAAGCCAAGAGCCTGGCGCCTGGATCAATCACCAGGGAGATGCTCTCCCAGGACGCCCTGGACTCGATATTCGGCTCTCTGGCGACATCTGTCGGCGGATCAAATGGTGACTTCAAAGAGGATACAGGCAGCTTCACAACGTCAGGCGGTACGGTAACGCTCGGCACATCGTCAGATAAGTTTGATCACGGCACAGCTGATGTGGACGTTGAATTTATCGTCGATCACTTTTTTTACGCGACGACTAATTACACGACCGCACAGGCACAGGCGACTCTGAACTTCGAGGTGTCGGCGGACGGCACGTTTACCGATCTGACCTCTGCGACTAAAACGCATACGCTTCAATTTGGCGAATATGACCTGTCGAGTTATTACGGTTACACGTATCTTGTTTACTTTTTAACTGGTGATGTCACCAAGACGTTCACGTCAGGCAGCGGTAACGATATACCCGATGATACGGATCTACAGTTCCGCGTTCGTGTCACTAGCGTCGGCACGGCCTTCACTGGTCAGACTGTACCGTTCACCCTGGAAGCAAACGAGGGCGTTACAGGCGTCACATCGACAGGCGGTAACGCTGACACCCTGGACAACTTAGACTCCACGGCATTCCTTCGGTCAAACACCGATGACACGTTTGACGGGAACTTGACCATCACGGGCGACCTGATACTGCAAGGCGGTATTGACCAGTACAACGTCACTAACCTCACAGTCGATGACAAGACCATCACAGTCAACGCTGGTAGCACTCAGGCACTAAGCGACGGCGCTGGCCTTATCGTTGATCGCGGCACTGCGGCAGATGCGTCTATTACGTGGGACGAAACAAATGATCGGTTCGTCATCACAGACGGGCTTGCTCTTGAAAACGGCAAAAACCTAAAAATCGTCAACACTGGAAGTAGTGACGGTCGAATAGATTTAGCCAACACAACATCAAGTCATGACTGGCTTCTATATCATCAGGACGCGGGTAGCGTCATTTTGACGATCAGTAGCACAGGTGGCGGTGAGTTTATTTTTGATGCAGACGCATCTAACTACACAAGCGCAACGCTTACACTTGGCGGTGCCCAAATAAGCGCCACTAAGATTGGTCAGTGGAATACAGCGTATGGCTGGGGCAATCATGCCAGTCAGGGATATATAACAGGTCTCAATTTTGCCGACCTTACTAACAAAGGCTCAGGTACGGGGACTTACTCAACCAATGGCATATTGGAATCAGGGCGCGGCTCAGGCGGTGTAGCTCTTACGATCAACGATGGCCACGGCAACGCTAACGTGACATGGAACCACGCAAGCGGCGTTCCAGAGCAAGATGGCAACTCAGCGCGGATTGAGGTTAATACCGATTCCACGTCAGGCGCTACGATGTATTTCGAGCTTGGCGAGAATGTTACTGGTGGGTCCGCTGTGACCCTCACTTCAATTGCTCGTTTCAATATGTCGGGCTTGTTTATGGAGTCTGGCAAGTACATCTATGGGTTTGGCGGTGTAACAATCAATGCAGATGACAATGACTTTATTGTTGAAGATAACACTGACAGCACGACCAATTTTATTTGGCGAGATTGGAGCGGAA